GGATGGTCATGGAATCCCCAATCCGCTCCCAATCCGCACAAGAAGCCCGGTCTGTTGTGATCTACAAACACTCGGATGAGGATCAACGGGCCTGGGATCAGATCATTGCAGCGATAAACGAAACAGAGGGGGTTTACGTAAACATTCAATCTGACGGGGCCGCACGAATTTCTTGGTACCTACCCGAGACCCTGCATCGTCCAGAACTGAACAAGCACATGAGCAAAATCGGCCATTAATTTAGCATCTGCTATTACATAGATATTTAGCTTTTGCTAATTTGTCTCGTACCCCTCTCACCACAGAGTACGAGCCATGCAAACCACTCAGCGCAACACCCGCTGCCCGGTGTATCTCCACCCGACAGCGGCCTCCAACCGCGAATCCATAGCCACCATCCAGCGCCAAACCGGTTTGCTGTTGATCATCCAGCCTAAAAGCAGCGCCGCGAAAGCAGCACCTCCAGCGGCGGCCGATGACTTCGGTCCATGGGGAGGTGATGCGGCATGAAGCAGATCCTGATCGGCCTCACCGGCCCTGCCCGCTCCGGCAAAACCACCGCCGCCCACCACCTGGCCCACGAGCACGGGTTTGAGTGCTACGCATTCGCCGACCCGTTGCGCGACGGCATCATGGCCATATTCAACCTCAGCCCCGAGGATCTCGAAGGCGAGAAAAAGGAACAGCCCATTGACTGGCTGGGCCGCTCACCTCGCCAGTTGATGCAACTGCTCGGCACCGAGTGGGGCCGTCACATGATCAGCGCCAACCTGTGGATCGACCTCGCCGAACAGAACCTTGATTGCCTGAGTGCGGTTTTCGATGGCGTGCCGGGCTTTGTGGTGAGCGATGTCCGCTTCGAAAACGAGGCCGACTTCATCCGCAAACGCGGCGGGACCGTCATTCATTTGTCCCGACACGACGCAGCGGAAGTGAATCCCCACATCAGCGAAGCCGGTGTATCAGTCCACCCGGACGACTTGGTCCTTACCAACGACAGCAGTCTTCAAGATCTGTTTGGGGCACTGGACGAGTTGTATCGCGCTATCCGCTCACGCGGTTTGCTGGCTGTGGCCTGAGGCATTCCTCATGAACAGAACCCTAGACGCTACAGCAGTGATTCTCGGCATGAAGCCAAGGGCATTTCGAACGAAGTTGCGCGAAATCGGCGTGTTGACCCAGGCAGGCGAGCTTGCCCCAAAGCACCGCGACCAAGGCTACCTGTACGAAGATTCACGCAGCCGCTGGAACAAGAACATTCACGCCTACAGCCACTATGCAGTGGTAATGGTCAAGGAGGCGGGTGTTGCCTGGCTTTCGGACCAGCTTGGCATCACCACCACGAACAAGGACGCCGCAGCATGACTCTGAACGCAATTACTCACGCCGTATGCGCGCTGAAACTGGTTCCTTTGCACCTGAACCACCCGACCATCGTCAGTCGCTCGACATTGATCGGAGCGACGTCAGAGGCACTCAGCATGCTGGACGGTTTGCCACCTGTAACTGCCGAATTGGCGGAAGTTTTTCGGATGGTGGACGCCGTGCTGCTTGAAGGCCAGGTCGCCTATGTCACCCCAACACGCTGCCCAGAGCGCCCATACGGCGCAGTGGTGGCGGACGCGAAGGGACGACTGTGCGCGACTGCAACCGGCAAATCAAAAGAGGGTCTCGCGGAGCTGATTCGCCTTCAGTTGGTGCCCCAACAGGAGGGGTATGGGGAGGATTCTGCGTGAGTGAAACGCTAATTCAGCTCCGGGACGAGTTTGCGACCCCCTGCCCGACGCTGAGTACTGTGCGGGAACGTTACTTCTCACACATATCGAGTGATCGCTACCTGCTCCGCAAGATCAACGCAGGCCGTATCAAACTCAAGGTCACACGGCTCGGCGGATCGAACAAGGGCCAGCCGGTGGTGTACCTGCACGACCTCGCTGCATATCTCGATGCACAGGCCAAGTCGAAAGCAGCCTGATTAAAAGGTGGTCACTGCCGTCCAGTGACAACAACCAGAGGCACAGGACATGAAACCCACGGACACAGCCGAGTTTATCGGCGAACTCAACGCAGGCGTCTTCGCCAATCAGATCGGCCATGCGCTCTCCGAGGTTGCTGCTGGTGTCGTCGACAACAAAAAGGTCGGCACCGTAACGCTGACGTTTTCGCTCAAGCAAATTGCTGACAGCCACCAGGTCACCGTCAACCACAAGCTGGCCTACAAAGTGCCAACCAAGCGCGGCAGCCGCACCGAGGACACCACCCTCGATACGCCGATGTATGTAGGCGAAGGCGGTCGTCTGACGCTGTTTCCAGAGACACCTGCGGCAGACCAGATGTTTGATCGCAACGCCGCACCCGTGCCCGCCAGATCGTGATTCAACGCTGTTCCATACCTCTCACCACAGCAGGAAATGATTCATGGAAGCCAAAGCAATTCAACTGATCCAAGACACCGCAGTACTGGCCAACGCCAAAGCGCTGGACACCTTCGAACCTTCAATCGCACTCCCTGCAACCGTGAACGTTATTAGCCTGGAGAAATTCCAGCAATCACGCAGCCGGTTCCGGGGCCTGCTGCAAACGTCATCGTTGAAAGACTTCAGCGAATACGTGCTGACCCAGACCGATAGCAACACTGCTGGGTTCGTTGATAGCGACTGCATGACGTGCACCGTCTTCTTTAACCTGGGCAATCAGGACAATCCCGGGCATGGGGACTTTCGCGCCAAGCTAACCCTAAAGAAAACCGCTGCATTCATCGCCCTCGAACACGCAGCCGGGTCCAAGCACACTCAAAAAGACCTGAGCGACTTCATTGAAGACTGGGCACCGAACCTAAAAGCGGTGACCCCGGATGGTGCCGATATCGATCTGCGCCGAGCTGCTGGTGCCATTCGGTCCATCACCATCGAACAGGCCCGCAAAAGCGAACACATCGTTGGCGACATGAGCGCATCCCGTTCGGCAATGGATCAGATCGAGGCCAAATCGGCAGACGGCCTGCCCGCTGAGCTGCTGTTCAGCGTCATCCCCTATGAAGGCTTGCAGGCTCAGACCATTCAGTTGCGCGTTGCCGTGCTTACTGGAGGCGATCAGCCCGTGCTACGCCTGCGCTGGATCGGCGAGGCTCAGCTGCGCGAAAACCTCGCGCAAGAATTCAAAGAGGTCGTAGCAGAAGAAGTGGGCGAAGCAACCGACCTCACCATCGGCAGCTTCACCCGGGCATAACCAGCCCGCGTTAGTCCGTCGCCGTCCTCTCACCACCGATCCGGCGACGGGCTCATTCCCAAGGACACAGCACATGCAAGCACAGCACATCATTATTCTGACCGGCTTGACCATCTGTTTTCTGCTCCTCACCCTGTTCATCGAGAGAGCAATCAAGCGGGCCTTACGCAGGTCGTACTGGGCAGGAAAGTCCGCAGGTATCGCCGACAGCAACGCACGCATGGACGCATTGAATGCAGACATAGCAATGCTTGCACGCCGCCGCGTACGTGATCGCAAAGCGTTTCTGCAAACTATTGAACTCAAAAACCTCAGCATAAGGCAGCTTGAAGAGCAGTTAAACGCAGGCTATACCGGCTCGCTCACCAAAGCCGATCTCCAGGTTCTGTCAGACACCGCCATCACGCTGGGGCTTGCCCATAAAACCTGGGTGCACATAAAAGGCACAGAGCCTTGGCGCACTCGGGCAACAACCCAACTTGAGCAACTGAACGCCATGGTGTTGCGAATCCTTGGCGAGATTCGCGGAGGTAATAGATTGTCTGAGAGCCAGATCGATGTGGGGAAAGCAGCATGAGCCGCACAGGAGCGCGTGACAGAGCGCGCAGGCAGCTTACCGAGGTACTGGCTTTATTGACTCAGGCCGTCTCACTACTAAACAAGTCGCGGGTGGTGCTCAAGCGCTCGCGGTCTGCAGATGCAGCCGAGTGCCTGGCAATGATCGAATCATTTTGCAGTTGTCCGTTGCCCACGCATCCCAACCAGCACCCTGACAACTTGGCCGTTGACCAGTTTGCTACTGCGATGAAAACGAAGCTTGCCGAGGGACGCACCAAAGGTCGGAACAACTGGGACAAGCCGTGGGTGCAAGATGCGCAACTCGCAAAGCTGCTGGTTGAGAACTTGCCAAAGGGTAACCCTGGCAACTTTGAAGATATCGCCAACTTCGCGATGATGCTGCATCAGCGCGGCGCAGATCCTTGGGAACTGACACTGGCTTACAAAAAATCGAATCTCGGCTCAGATCTTACGACTCCCAAAGACGGCATTGAACTTATCACCCTGAATGCCATGGTCAAAGCCAACGACATCGCTCTCGCGCAGGCGGTGAAACCATGAAAGCAGTCAAAGAACGTCCGATCCAGTTAAAAGGGCCGGAGGTCCGCGCCATTCTTGAAGTGCATAAAACTATTATGCGCAGAGTATGCAAAGCCACCGGAGCTGCCTCGCTAACACGGGTATGCAGTCACGGTAACGGCATGTTCGGATGCAAAGAAGGGATAGTCAAATTCACATGCCCTTACGGGAAAACCGGCGACTGAACCGCCCCGGGTTT